TCATTGAACTTCTCCCTTATGGGTCTGCAGGCCGAGGACGTATCCGCCCCCCGGCCGCTTGGTGAGCACCTGCCGACGCATGCGCGGATCGAACGAGATGTGGATCCAGGTCCCCTCCTCGATCAGTTGGTCGAAGGCCAGGCTCGAAGCCGCCAGCACACGGCACACCGCCTTGGGCCTGCCGAAGCCGTAGCAGTTGAAATCGACGGCATGGCCGGTGAGGTGCGCCGACCTCCGCGCACCGCCCACCGCCCGGTTCAGGGCCGGGCAGCGATAGCCGCTGGAGACCGTGATCACCCGATCGCCCAGCAGCTTCCGGACCTCTTCCATCTGCACAGCCGTGGTCCGTAGCGTTTCCACCACATCAGGCGGCGGACGATTGTCGATGCGGCGATGCTGCGTGGCCACGAGTTCTTCCAGCGCGAAGTGCGCTGTGAGCCTTGTCGTCATGTGATGTCGTCCTGAGAGGTGTTGTGGCTCAGCCGCGGCGGGCGGGCGTCGTCGCGACGTCGATGGCGGCGGGCCGCGCCGCCTCCAGTTGCTCGAGCCTGACCGCATTGGCGCTCCAGAGCTGGGCCAGGGCCCAGGCCAGTAGGGCCGCGGCCACGCCCCAGGCTCGGCTCTTGAGCCCCTCCACGGCCTTCAAGGTCGAGGCGACGCTCGCCTTGATCTCCGCCAGCCGCTCCTCACAGCGCGACTCGTGGTCCTCGATCCGCTGTTCCAGGGCGGCGAGCCGTTCCGACGGGCTGGCCATCACGCACCGAGTGTTGGGTGACTGACGCCGGCGTTGACCGTCGTGCCCGTTGTCTTGCTGGTTCCCTGACTGCTCTCGCTGCCGGTCTTCTGCTCTCCGGTGAACAGCCCGATCGGCAACCCGCTGAGCATCGCGACCAGTTGCTGCGTGCTGCTGATCGGCGCCTGCCGCTGCTGCTGGTCGATGTCGCGCAGGCTTGCGCCCAGGCCGGCCTGGGCCGCCACGTTGGCGCGCTGGTTCTCATCGGCCTGGAAGCCGAAGCCGACCTTCTGCGCCCGATCCTGCAGGGCCGTCTGGGCGTTGGCGATCCGCGCCTGCGTCGCACGGTCCGCATCGCCGGCCGCGGCGCCGAGCGCGGTCTCGAACGCTTTGGACCGCAGGCCCGACAGCGTCGAGGCCCGGCCCCGGGCCAGTTCGCCCTCTGTCATGCTCTGCGTCAGCGCCGCGCCCGAGCCGCCGAACGCGCCCGAACCCGCCAGGTCCAAGGCCTGCTGCGCGCGCACCTGACCCGCATTGGCGTCGAAGTCAGCGGCCGATGCGTCGACCACGTCCTTGAGATAAGGATCCAGGTACTTGCCCATGAAATCATAGGCCTTTCCCCCCGACGCAAACGGCGTGGCCGCGTCGAGGTGCGGCGAGAGCCAGCTCGGACTGCCCTGGCTGTTCAGGCTGCCCGCACCGGCCGCAGCCTGGGTCTGCAATCCATGTGCGGGCGCCACCCCACTGTTCGGGTCCAGGCCCACCAGGCCGCCCACCCGGCCCGCCACGTCCTGGGCGAGCGAGGCGCCCCATTGGGGCACGATTGGAGTGGTCGTTGAACTCGAGTTGGTATTCGACGTCGTCTTGGTCTTCGATTTCGATCCGCCGATCTTCAGGCTCATCTAGAGCTCCTTTGCGATGATGCGCGCCAGCGGCGCATAGCCTTCGGGCGCCAGCGCCCGCTCCCACCCGGGGCGTCCGACGATCAGCACGCGCCGGCACCCCTGCCCTCGCGCCCAGCGTTCCGCCGCCGGCCGCAGCACGTTCACCAGTTCCGATAGGTCCCCGCCGGCCAGCCAGATCAGCAGGCGCCGCTCGCGAGGCTCGTCCTCCAGCAAGGTCACCATGGCCGCGCGGTCCCCGGCCCAAAGCTGAGCCTCGGCCTGCGAGACCATCTCCTCCACGTCGGCCAGGTCATGACTTCGGCCCGCGTGGTCCAGCGCCGCCGCCAGCCAGGGCGCGCAGCGCGCCCACGCCTCTGGACTCAAAGCTGTCCCGCCTGGACCACGTCGAAGGTCGGTGAGCCGATACGGCACCCGGTCGGCGCGCTCTCGCCGGCGAACCTCACGCGGAACAGCCGCCCGCTCGTGAGCAGGTCGGCCTTCGCCTCCCCCGGCGCCATCGGCACGGTCGCGATCGCCTCCTCCGCCGCCTGGGGATGAAGCCGGCCGGCCACCGTGACGGTCACCGGCCCGGCCTGGTCCTTGAAGTCGGGCCAGACGCCCCGCACCAGCAGGGTCGCCTCGGGATCCAGGTACGTGTCCGCCGTCTCGATGAACCAGGGGAAGCTCGCCCCGTCCGCCGAGCGTCCGCGCTCATGCAGGAGCACGGCGCCGTCGAACGTCACGCCGATGGGATAGGTCGACGGCCCGGCATCCACGAACGCCGTCCGCGCCATCACCCCGCGGTGCCAGGCCCCCGCGTCCGGCCCGCTGACGGCCACCGCCAGATAGCGGCTGTTCTCATAGCCTTCCCGCCGATCCGGATAATCGAACCGCACCTCGGAGAACTCGGCGTTCGACGAGGCGACCACCTTGTCGCCTTGGCTCGCGGCCAGCTCCTCGGCGAAGTCGCGGCGGATGGGGCACGGGATGGGCTCAGGCTGGCCGCCCAGCGCATAGCGATAGAACTGCCGGTCAGGGCTCGCCCAGAACGCCGTTTGTCCCACCACCACCGCCGCGTTCGGCCCGATCAGGCCGCAGTTGCGCCCCACCCGCTCGAACCGCCACGGCTGGTTCAGCGCGCCCACGAAGGTCCCCAGGAACAGCGCATCGCCCGTCCAGACCAGCAGGTACGGCCCGCACATCCGCCCGGCCACGATCCGGCCGCCGCCCGTGAGGATGTACTCCCGCGCGGTCGAGCCGCTGGCGCTCGTGCTCCACTGGGTATTGTTCCGGATCGAAGAGTGGCGGATGCAGAGCGGATTGAAGGTCCCCGAGACCTCCTCATTGCAGCCCAGCGCGAAGACCTGGTAGCCGCCGTTCAGCGGCGCCACCAGCATGTAGGTCACCTGCGCCGGGGCGTTCGCCAGCGCTTGCGCCGGCTGGGCCGTGTCGTTCGTCCAGGCGAAGATCGTCTGGTTCCGGGGACTGGCCAGCAGGTGCTCGCCCCAGGCACCGAACGACCAGGTCAGGGGAAAGTAGTCGGTCTCCGAGGCCAGCCCGTAGCCGCCGGTCCCGTATGCGCCCGTCCCGTACCCGGCCGAGCCGGCCCCATCGATGGCCCCCGGCGTGAAGCCCGAGGCCGGCGTGACGTCGAACAGCGACCCGCCGCGCCAGAGCTGCAGCTTCGCATGGGTGCCGAACGCGATGTCGAGCACCCCCTTGTTGTCGGTCCAGGGAAACACCGCCCGGCAGACGCCGGTGAGCGGCTCGCCCACCAGTCGCTCCCACCCGCCGATGGTCTCCGCCCGGCCCAGCCGGAACCGAACATTCGACCCGTCCGCCCACCGCCCCGCGGCCGCAAACGTCGTGTCATCACCGGTCAACCCCGGCGGCAGCTCGAGGGGAATCTTCATGAGGTTCTCGTGGGTTGGGAGACTGAATTCTCCGGCTCGTTGCAGCCGGACCGTGGGCGCGGTCAGCGGTAGGCTGGGACGCGGTGAGAACTTGTCGGGCAATTTTCCTGAGCGTCTCGCGGTGCTAGGTGCAGCGCATGGAATTTATCGAGACGATCAATGCCTCAGGCTTGATGTTGCGCATCCCGCGAGCCGATACCGGCGTGGGGCAGATGCTCCGCGAGACGGGTGCCTTCGCACCCGTAGAGCAGGAGTTCATCCAGACAGTCTGCGACGGTGACCTCCTAGACGTTGGTGCAAACGTCGGAGCTCTGTGCTTGCCTTTCGCCCTGCAAAAGCGAAGCAGTAAAGTTGTTGCCATTGAAGCCCATCCAGGCCTTTTCTCGCTCCTTTCCCGAAATGCCGCGGACAACGCATTGGACAATGTGAAGTCCTTGAATGCGGTAGCAGGTGAAACCTCGGGTCGCGTGAATATTCCGGTGACAGATCTGACGTCAGAAGGAAATCATGGTGCCTCATCTCTCTACGAGAAGGGACTACCCACCTCACCTGTACCTATGGTGCGGATTGATGACGTTGCGCCAGAGCGCTGCCGGTTCGCAAAAGTCGACGTGGAAGGTTTCGAGGATCGTGTCTTGAGGGGCGCCACCACCCTATTGCACGACGTTCGCCCAAACTGGCTCGTCGAAGTGTCTAGGCAAAGACCCAATACAACGAGCTTAGTTTGCAGCACTCTGAAAGGTGCGGGATATAGACTGTTCTGGTTCTTTTCGCCATGGCGATGCCCTGTCGCACCTGGAGCTACTGGAGACACCGCGATCTTTGCTTGCGACGGCCCCGCACCGTGGGACATGCGCCCGGTAGATGGCATCTGGCCGACGACCATCGATGACTACCCGTACCTCTCCCGTTTCACTGCCTAGGAGACAGCCAACAAAGTAATCAGTACGCGACCGACGGCACCTGATGCGGATCCACCAGATCCTGCGAATGCAACGGCGCCGCTACCTCCCCCCGGGATACCGGGTCCTGGGGCTGTGTTGCTATTTCCACTGTTGCCACCAGAACCTCCGGTGAAGTCCGCGTGATGATCACTGAAGCCAGCCGCGCCACCGCCTCCGCCGAAACTTCCAGATCCGAGTCCACCGAGGCCGCCCGCGCCACCCAAGTGACCCGTACCGCCGTTCGAGCTTCCACCACCACCGTCACCTCCACGGCGGTTCACGTCTCCACCGAACGCGTTTCCTCCAAAACCGCCGAGGTTGCTTACACCACCCCTGCCTCCGCCGGCGACCATACGGCGACCGCCCGGCAAAGTGACGATGGTGTCCCCCCCATCATTGCCGTTTGCGAGATCCCCGACGCCCGAACCGCCATTGCCAATCGTCCAGGCGATTTGATCCCCGGCGTTTAGACGAATTCGCCCCTGAACTGCACCTGCCCCACCGCCCGCGCCAGTGTGCGAAGATCCGACGGCACCAGAACCGCCGCCACCCCAGGCATACACAATCGCGACGCAGGCCTTGGACACGGTCAGCGATCCGTTGGCGCTTGTTACCAACGGCGCCCTAACAAGCCTGGCGGTCGCGCCTGCGAAGGATTTTCGGCCGCTCATCCCCTGGCCCACGAAACCACGAAGCGACGGCATCAATAGGCTCCGCCCTTGGCGACAAAGGTCACGCCATTAGGAAGAGCGGCACCAACTGCGACAGCCAGGCCAACACCGGCCTTCAGAGGCAGCGGGTTGTCTTCCGAATACCCGAAGTCGACCTTCTGGTTCGCCACGGAGGCCGAGGGCGTGCCCACGGCGATGAGGGCGCTGTCGATCAGCGTGTAGGTCGTGCCGACCTTCTTGTAGAGCTGGCAGTTGATCGGGTTGGTGGTGACCGCCGCGCGGGCGATGGCCGCCACGCTGGTCAGCCGCACGCCGTTCAGGTTGGTGGCGTCGTCGATCAGGGTCTGGACATTGGTCGGCGCCTGGAAGGCGACCTCGGCCAGGGTGGCGACGGCGGTCTCGAACACCGGCGTCTGCGGCGTCACGATGCTATTGGGCGTTACAGCCATGGGTCTCTCCTAGAGGGCTACGGCAAAGGCCAGCGCCAGGCCTTTGACGGCCTGCGCGTAGTCGGTGAGGTCGGCGGTCGAGAGGGCCTGCCAGCTCGCGGTAGAGCCGTCGGTGCGCACGAACTTGCCGGCGTTGCCGGCCTGGGCGGGCAGGTTGCCGGCGTTGTAGGACCAGGCCACGCCCGACACCCAGTCCTTGATCGAGACGCCCCCATACCCGGGCGTCTTGACCGCGCTGCCGTCGCACGACGCCCAGACGATGTCGCCCGGATCGACCGTGACCGCCGCGCCGGCGCCCGTCGTCAGGGTCACGGCCCCGGCGCAGGCGTTCCAGACCAGATAGGTCTTGCTCACCGCCGGCAGCGTCACCGTGAAGGGCCCGGCCCCGCCGGTGAACTTGATCGTCGCCGCGCGCGCCTCATCGTCGGCGCCGTTCAGCGTCGAGAGCGTGGCCGGGCCGGTAAGCGGCTTGGTCAGCCAGCCGGCGACGGCCTGATCGGCGTGGCGGAGCGCGACGTTCAGCCGGTCGCCCCAGGTGTTGATGTTCTCGCCCGTGAACTGCTGTTCCAGGCGCAGGGATGATGTCCAGGAAGAAGGCATCAGGCGATCACGGCTCCCGTGTCTTGGCGGATCCAGTGGGTCCCGTCCGAGTGGGCGAGGATGTTGAGGTCGGCGACGAGCACGAGGGTCCGGGGATGGTCCGCCGCCGGGGGCAGGCCCGCCGCGTCCACAGCGAACAGCGCGGTGGGCGCGCCTGGCTGGGTCAGCGTGCTCAGGGCGTCGTGGAAGGATTTCAGGATCGCGCGCACCCCCTCCGGCGCGCCCGGCCCCACCGGCGACAGGCTCATGCGCGCCGCTCGCAGACCAGGTCGCGCAGTTCGGTCTTCAGCAGGCCGGCGGCGCGGCTGCGGGCGTCCTTGGCGTTCAGCTCGGCGATGGCCCGCCCGAGCTTGGTCTCGTAGGTCCCCGCCAGCTCCGGATCGCGCAGGAAGGGGCCCGCCTCGCTCAGCGTCGCGAAGAGATAGACGTCCGGCGCCTCGGCCAGCAGGCTGTTGCTGGGCGCGGCGTCCGACAGGGCGAAGGCCCGCAGCATCCGCAGGACCAGCGCATAGGCCTGGTCGCAGGGCCGATCGAGTTTCAGGTTCGCCCCGTCCACCGTCCAGGCGCCCGGCTCGCCACGCAGCGACGAGGCGCCCATCAGGCTGGCTTCGACGAAAGGCAGTTCGATCCGCTCGCCCGCCCTCTCGATCCAGAGCCGCAGGGGCTCGGTGAAGCCGGCAGGCAGCGGCAGGGTCCGGGCGCCGGCCGTCGTGGACATCGCCACTTCCACCTCGGCCAGCCGCGCGCGCAGCACGCGGTTCAGCCGCGCCTCCGCCAGGGTGATGAACTCCGGAATGCGCGCGGTCAGGTCCGCCCGCACAAGCCAGTTCGCCGCCGCAGCCTGAAGCTGGGCGTAGGTCCCGATCGCCATGTGTGAAGTCCCGAAAATGAAAAGGCCGCCCGGCGGGGCGGCCTCATGGAGTGTGTCGTCCGGAGCGGCGGCCCCTACGGCTGTTCCCCGTAGCGGACGCCCAGCTTCTGTCGCCCCTCGACGACGAATGTCGTCACGGAAGCGCCATATCCGTTGCTGACGTAGATCCCGGCCGGGGTGCAGGCGACGCAGGCGCCGGACGCGTCTAGGACGCGGACCCAAAAGGAGTTATCTCCGCTGCTCTGCCGCACGCGCAGGTCGTCTCACGCCTCCCGGCAGTTCTGGGTGACCGCCCCGCGCTCGTTGGCCAGGATCACCCGCGCTCCGCCATGACGGCTGACGTCCGCGCCCGCGGACACCAGCGCCACATTGAAAGCCGGGGCTTTGAGGTCCGGCACCGCGAGCTTGAGCGCAGCCCAGATCGCGAGCGGCGTCGCCACCGGCAGGGCCGCGCCGGCCACAAGACCCCAACCGAAGGCGCCCAGCCTCCGGCGCGGGCTGCCCCTATGATCCACGCTCATCGGCCGCCACCGCGCCGCTGCAGCGCCAGCGCCGCCGAACCGTCGGGCTTCGCTTGCCAGCGCGCATCTTGCCCGCAGGCTACGCACCGGCCCTCGCCGTCCAGAAGCTGCGCCTTCGCGCCTGGATTGGCAGGCACGACCATAAGATCGTCGCACACGCCGCGGCATCCCAGGCGCAGATCCAGACCGGCGCCCGCAATCGTCAGGACCTCGCCGCCGATGCGGCTCGCATCCCGTCCGTCCACGGTCAGGCTCTTTGCCTGAAGCGAGGCGTCCGGGTTCAGACGGCGGTCGACGGCGTCCCACCCCGAGGACAGAGCAAGAATCGCCACGCCCACGGCTAGCAGCCCCAAAAACCCGACGGCAGCGCCCCAGATGAAGCGCCCGACCCCCGCTATCGGCCCCGCCATCGCCTCATCGTCTCCCGCGCCTTGCCGCCTTAGTCATATATAGAACATAATAGGAACTCAAGAAGCTCGCGCCTAGGCCTACCGGCGCTTTGACCTCGCACCCTCCGGTCCGGCCTGTCGATAGGCCGGATTCCCCGCTGCAGGCGTTCCGAGCCGGGTTTGGAGGTTCGCGGGATTGACCGGCCGCCCTTCAGCCGCAGCACGCCGCCCTTCTGCATTATTCCTAATGTCCATGAGCGCTTCCGCGGCCGGCTGGCCATGCCACTCGCGGGATCGAGCAAGGTTTTGAAGCCACCCCGGCGCCCCTCCAACAGCTGTCTGCTCGCGCGTGACGTAAAGGGGGCGTCACTGATCGCCACATCCTTCTCCTTAGGGTCTGGGAGGTTGCATCCGCACAGCCCGGGCGGCCGCGGAGCCGCCCGGGCCGGCGCTCCCGGCCCTAGACGGCGGCCAGGCGGCAGGCGAGCTGCGGCCGGACGGTCTTGAAGCCGTAGAGGACGTCCAGTCGGCACGGGAACTTGTCCGTGTTGATGTCGTACTGGCGCACGATCCGCATCGAGATCCCGTCGAAGACCTCACGGCTCGCGAAGTCGACGCCGCGCGGCATCACCAGGTCGGCGGTGGCGAAGGCGAAGGCGCCCTTCTGGTAGGCCATGGAGAGGCCGTAGGGCGTGTTGGCCGTGCCCGCGAGGGTCACCGCCGCGCCGTTCGCTGGCGAGGCCGAGACATTCTGTCCGGCGCCGCTGGTCACGATGGCCGGCGAGATCGGATACGACGTCGCGGTCCCCCCCGTCCCCACCACGAACTGCTGCAGCGTGCCGGTCGCCTGCTTTGTCTCGGGGTGCACCCGGAACACGCCCGCGATGGTGATCACGTCACCCGCAGTCGGCGCGCCCGTGCCGCCGGAGACGGTCAGCGTCCCGCCGCTCTGCCCGGCGCCGTTCACCACCACCGCGCCCGTGGTCGGGCCGCGCACGTGGGCCGGCCACAACGTGTTCTCCATGAAGTCGAACCCGGCGGTGCGGCCCATGAAGCCTTCGCGGTTCTGCTTGGAGATGGTGGTCTTGTCGTTGAATAGGCCCTTCAGCTCGCCCACCAGGTCGACGTTGTCCTGGGTGTTCAGGTTGCAGGTCCGCGCGTTCAGCGGGGCCAGGTTGTCCACCAGCGCCTTGCGCGCCAGCATCACCTTGGCGAAGTTCGTCGCGCCGCCCACCTGGCTCCAGACGTCCTTGTACATGGTCATGGCGTCCGCCTCGATATTGGCGGCCAGCACGCTCATGGCGGGCTCCAGGATCCGTTCCGAGAAGTCGTCCAGGTTCATCGTCAAGTCCACCGACGTGAAATTCAGGTCCACGCCCTTCTGCGTGGCCACCTTCAGGTCGACCGACGTTTCGCTGGTGTCCTGCGCCGCCAGGGTGGCGGTCGAGCGGACGGTGTACTGGTTGGGCAGGCGGATCTTCAGGGTGTCGCCCACCTTGGCGCCCTGCCGGGCGAAGCTCTCGTCATAGTCGCGCGTGATCGTGCCCACGAAGTTCAGCTTCTGGTGCAGCACGCGCAGCGCCTCCCGCGTCACGGCGGTGGCGGTCAGGATCGTGTTCGGCATGGTTGTCCTCTGAATAGGTTGAGTTGGCAGCCGCGCAGGCCGGACCCGAGGCGCAAAGGCGCGCGTGCTCGGTCGGCGCCGGTCACGCCGGCGGCGGCTGCAGGATGTCGGTCGACGCCGGATTTGCTCGCGCCCGGACACGGGTCGTCGCTCGGGGCGAGGTTCGTCGTCGGTGGAGCGTTCAGGTCCCGAGGCCGGCGGTTGCCACTGCGCGGACCGCAGCCTAGGATGGAACAAAGCAAAAACGATGGAGCCGGTCTTGTCCCGCTACGTCTATCCGGGGTTGATCTACCTCGCCGCCGCGGTGGTCCTCTTCCTGCGCGGCGACGGGCCCCTCACGGTGTGGCCGCCCAGCGCCCCTTTCCTGTCCGGAGCGCTGTTGGTCATAGCCTCCATCTGGTGGAGCATTCTGGCTGCTTCTGACGCGCGCCCGGCACGGGGGCGTCTGCTTGTCGCCGCGCTTCCGATGGTGGCCCCGGTCGCCATGGGGGCCATGGGCGTTGCAAGGGACGACAACGCCTGGATCGGTATCGCCGCCATGTGGTGGCTCTACGGAATTCCCGTCGCCGCGAGCCTTGTCGCCATGCTGGTCGTTGGCGGCCGCCGCACGCCCGCTTCGGATGAGACGTCGGCCTAGCGGAACAGCAGGTCCAGTGGATGGCCGAACGGCGGCAGGGGCGGCGGTATGACAGGCTCGGCCCGCAGCCGCGTTCCCGCGCCCGGCGTCAGGGCGTCGCCCGGGCGGCGGCGCACGATCGGTTCGGCGACGTCGGCCGCGTAGCTGTTCGAGTTTCTCGACCAAGCCACGTAGCGCCGCGGCTCCCGCTCCAGCTCCGCCGCCAGGGCCCGCGCCGGCGCAGCGGCCTCGTGCGCCGTCGCGCCCGGCACGAAGCCGCGACCCACGACACGCCCGCCCCGCGCATAGTCGGCGCTCGCCGCCGCCGGGGTCACGCGGGCGTCGATGCGTGATTTTCCCAGGAGGACGCCTGCGCCGCTCGACGGTCCTGCGCGGGCGATCAACTGGTCGTTCCCGTCGTCGTACTCCACGTACATGTGTTCATGCGGCCCCGGCACGCCGGGAATGTCATAGGCCCGCACGGTCACACGGGCGCCGGCGCTGGGCCTTCTGGCGACGGGCGTGACCCGCTCCCGCGCCGTCGGCAGGCCCAGCGGATTGAGCGGGTCGCCGGTTGCAGGCCCCGGCGCGAAGGGATTGGGAAACAGAACGCTCCCGTTCGGCGGAGCCTTCCGCGGCACGTCCGCCGGAACGGACGATAGCCTGCCCTGAGGTTTCACGCCCATCAGCGCCCCCGCGCCATCTGGTCGTTGCGCCGGCGCATCCATTCCTTGGCGCCCAGTTCGTCGCGCAGGCCCCCGCCGCCGGCGCCGCCGCCCGACACGGTGACGGCCGGGCGAACCGCCAGGGCCTGGGCTCCGGCCTGCGCCTCGCCGGCCTGGTCGGCCCGCCAGGCCTTGTGCAGCAGCTTCCACAGCCGCGGGTCGGCCATCTGGGCCAGCTCCTCCAGGGTGACGCCGAACGCCTGGCCGTACTCCACCAGCTTGGCCGCCACCTCGGGCGACCAGCCGTCGATCTCCTCGCGCAGCCGCGCGCCGGTGGCCGCCATCTCCTCGGCGGCCGCCCGCGCCGCCCGCAGCTGGTCGCGCTCGTCGGCATGGGCCACGGCATAGGCCAGTTGCTCCCGCGCCTCCGCCATCGCCTGGAACCGGCCCCAGAGGTCCTGCGCCGCCTCGGGCGCCTCGGCGGCATAGGCTTCCCAGTCCACGCCTTCGAACTCGGCCAGCTGGTCGTCCAGCGCCGCCAGGCGGATGCGGTCGCGGCTCGCGCCGCGGAAGGCGCTCGCCTCCTGCCCGAAGGCCTCCCGCTCCGCCTCCAGCGCCCGGCGATGCTCCGCCAGCTCCTGGGTCTTGCGGGTGTAGTCGGCCTGGCGAAGGATCGCCCCCTTCAGCGCCGCCGGCACGGTATAGACCGCCCCGTCCAGCTCCACCTCGATGGTCTCGGGCTCGCCGCCGACCGCCAGGTCGCCGTCCGGGCCGAGGTCTTCCGCGCGCACGAGGTCGCCCTCGCCCGCCATGATGGCGTCGTCGTTTTCCATGGATGTCCTTTGTGGATTTGCCCGTGCGGGCGGGGTTGTCAGTCGGCGCGAGGCGTCGATCGCCGGAGCGCAATCGGCCGAACCGGAAGCCGGCTCGGCGCATAGATCGCTATCAGATCAAAGAGATGGAGCCTCCTTGCCCCGTTCAAATGAGTCCTTTTGAACGGGGAAGGCTCTAGCGACGAAGCCGATCGCGCAGGAAGGTGATCGTGAAATGCGCCGCCACCGCGAACACCGCCCAGCAGCCCGCGGCAAGCGCCGCCGCGGCGAGCAACCCGCCCATCGTAGCGCCTCCGCTGAGCCCCGCATGGGCGGAGACCTCCACCAGCGTAACGAGACCGATAGCGATGCCCGCGCCGATCGCCACGGCGCCGCTCGCCCTCGGACTCCAGCGACTGCTGGCGACAAGCTGGATCGCCACCGAGAGTACGATGATCGCAATCAGGAGGATCAGCAGGAGGTCGTCCATACTGAGCCCCGTCATCGCGTTTTGGCCGCCGCGTTCAAAGCGTATGTCATCGATCGGCGCCGGCTGCCGCGCCCGCCTGGTAGCGCGCAATCTCCACGCGACGTCGCCAGAGGCCTAGAAGGAGGGCCATGGCGGATATGGGCGCCCAAAGTCCCAGGATGACAGCCCAGCTGCCGACCATGTGCCAGCGATAGGATGTCAGAACCTCGGTGAAGGGCGGGTTTGCCAGGGCGACCACAGCCCAGAGCGCCGCCAGCCCGACCACCGGCGACACGATCACGCCAAGCCGACGCCACAGGCCGTGGAGCAGGGCGGCCATGTCGACTGGAAAGGCACACGCCGCCGTCGCCAGCACGCCGATGGTCAACAGCAGAGACCAGTGCATATCTGTACTCTAGCGCCTGGCCTGCAAGTGACCCGGCGCGCTCACTCCATCAGAACAAAAAAAGAACGTCAAGGTTGCAACTTCAGCGCTGCATCGCCTTCATCCGGTTGGTCTCGGCCTCGAAGGCGTCGATCTCCAGCTTGCGCGCCTCGTGCGCCCGGTCCTGCTTCAGGGCCGCGATCTCGGCCTTGGCCGCATTCAGCGCCTGGACCAGCTGACCCAGCTGCGCCTTGGCCTGCTCCACCTCCGGCGGCGCGCCCTTCACCTGCGCCGGCAACAGCGCGGCCATCCGCTGGGCGATCTCGTCCGCGCCCGGCCAGTCCAGGTTCCGCGCCAGCAGGTCGCCGATCAGTGGCGCCGCGGCCGGATAGGCCCGGATCAGCTCGATCATCTGGTTGGCCGCCTCCTCGCGGCGGGAGGTGAAGCTGGGCCCCGACCGCACCGTCAGGTCGTACTTGCCGGCGCCCAGGTCGTAGATCCGGCCGATAGCCTTCAGTTGCTCGGCGCCCTGCCCGCCCCCGCCAGCACCACCCGGCGCCACGCCCACCGACCGGGCCGCCCCGTCCGGCCCCAGCACGCGCACCACGCGTGCGGTCGCATAGACCTTGGGGATCAGGTCCAGGAGGATCCGTCCGGCGTGCCGGATCGAGCGGCTCAGATTGTCGATGTAGTGGAAGGTCGAGACATCGCCCTCCCTTTGCCGGGCCATGATCGCCCGGCCCGACGTCTCGTTCGACCGCGCCCCCAGGCTGGCGTCGAAGAGGCCCGTGATCGACTTCATGTCGTCGGCGGCGTTCATCGCCTCCTGCAGCGCCCCGGCCGGCACCCCGGCGAATCCCTGCCGCATGGGCGGTTCGGGCCCGTCGTACTCGATGTAGGCGTGGCTCTGGACGTTGGCCGTCGCCCATTTCGCCGAGTCCGTCTCGAACGCGCCCTTGCGGCCGATGAACGGCGCCTTGGGCGCCAGCGCCACCAGTTCGGTCGAGGTGGTGCGCCAGTAGTTGAACATCCGCTGGGGGTCCTTGGCGTCCCGCACCAGGCTGCGCAGCCGCCGGCGGCCATCGACCATCAGCTCCTCGCCATAGACCGGCACGATGGGGATGAACCGCCCGGCCCAGTCCACGGTCTCCAGCACCTCGGCGCCCGTCAGGATCCGCTGGGTCACGCGGTGGCTCGCCGTTTGCCGCGGCCGGCCGACGGGCTTCACGCCCAGCGCGTCGAACATCGCCTTCTGCGCCTTGTAGAGGCCCTCCTCGATCGCCTGGCCGTCCGAGAGCGCCAGGATGGTCCGGGTCGTGCGCTCGCGGCGCCAGTACTCGGCGATCATCACGCGGTCGCCGTCCAGCCAGGGCCCGCCCAGCCGTCCATAGTCGTCGCCGTCCCAGTCGACGGCCTCGGCGCCCTTCCACCACGCCTCGAACGCGGCCCTGGGCAGGGTGTCCACCACAAAGGCGGTGTTCCAGTCGCTACTGTCGGCCGCCGCGCTTTCCGGGTCGCCGTAGATCGAGAACGGGTTCGCCACCCGCTCGATGGCGATGTCCTGGTCGAAGCCGTCGTCGCCGGCATAGCGCGTGTTGATCCGGAAATAGCCGACCCCCGACGTCACCGCGAAGTCGAGCGCGGTGTCGTAGGCCACCTCGGCGTCCGAGCTCTGCTCGATATGGCGGATCAGGCCGTTGAACACCTCCGCCGTCTCCGGATCGGACGCCCCGTCTACGGGATGCACCGAGATCGCCGGCTTGTTCTGCCGCGCGTCGTTGACCACTTGGCGGATGAAAGTCGGCAGCCGGTTGATCGTCAGGCAGGGGCGGCCCTCAAGCTCCCGCTCCCGCCGCACCCGCTCCGGCCATTGCTCGCCCAGCCGGGCGAACCGCAGGTCGTCCAGCGCCTCGCGCCGGTTCTCGGCCTCGGCGTCGGCCGCCAGCTGGAACGCCGCACGGGCCTCTTCAAGGATATCTCGATCGGACAAAGGCTTAGGCCCCAT